TACAGCAGATGAAATTGTATCTCATACAAATATGAATTTGATTACTTATAATTAGACTGTTTATAAAAGGTATAATCGTTACCAAACTTTTTAATATAGTCTTTTGGTAGTTTACCATATTTTATACGATAAAATAAATGTAAAGGCCTATTGATTAAAAAATAATGTAATACACCATAAATGATTACAATATAAACTGCTACGATACACAGATTTTCAAATGTCCAATCTATTTTTCTTTTATCCATTTTATTATAATTCTTTGTATATCAAACACTATAACAAATAATAACACAACACAATATTCTTCTATTAGATTTGAACCAAAAACTTCTAAAGATTTTTCTTTACCTAAAATAGCAGCTAAAATGACTACTAATACATATGGTAAAAATAACCAAACAAACGCTTTATTCATTATAATATTTAACTAACTTAAATTCACCTTCGTGTGTTTCTACAAGTGCTGTTAAACTTTCTACCCAATCACCATCATTCATATATTCAATGCCGTCTATAACTTCTATGGCTGGGGTGTGTATGTGGCCACAGATTACACCATCATAACCTTTTTTCTTTGTATAGGCTATCATAGTTTGTTTAAACTTAAATAACATATCAATGGTTTCTTTAACTTGTGATTTAAGATAAGCAGATAATGACCAGTATTTTAAATTAAACTTTCTTCTAAACCAATTTACACAACGATTAAATTTCATTAACCAAATGTAAATAAAATCACCAAAGTACATTAAAAACTTTCCACTATTCATTAACGGATCAAATATATCACCGTGTGTGACTAGATATTTTTTACCATTAATAGCGTGATGTATATACTCGTTGCAAATTCTTATTTTACCAAAACGTAATTTAAAGTCAAACCAGTTTCTTAACATTTCATCATGGTTACCTACAATATAATAAACTTTAGTACCACGTTTAGCGGCTGTTAAAATTCTTCTTATAACGTTAGAGTGTTCTTGTGGCCAATAGACTTTTTTTGAAAGTTGCCAACCATCAACAATATCTCCTACAAGATACAGACGATCGCAAGTATTGTTTTTGAGAAAGTCAGCGAGTTCCTTGGCACTACAACCTTCAGTACCAAGGTGTGTATCGCTGACAAATATAGATTTGTACTTATTCACTAAAAGTATGATTTAATTTTTGAAATAATATTTTTTACAAATGATTTAATCTTCGTTACTATCGTCTTCTTCTTCATCTTCATTATCCTCGTCTTCATTATCCTCGTCTTCATTATTATCGTCTTCAAAGTCTTCATCTTCGTCTTGGATTTCTAATAATGATTTAATGTTTTCTATATCATCTTGTAATTTTTCAATAGTTTCTTCTAATTGTTCAATTTTGTTTTTATTTTCGTCTGACATAGTGCCTCCGTGGGTTGAACGCTAATATTTAGAATACTATTCATTATGTCATAAAACTTTAATATGGATAAGGTCCAACAATTAACGCAAATGCAACTAATAATATTATAAGGGTACCTGTAACGTAGTAATTCATAGGAGACCTCCTATCTATTTTTTAATAATAGTTTTAATTTTTCGTACCAATAGATACCACCTTCTCGTAGGTCTTCATTGGCCGTTCTTAATTTTTCTAATCGTTTGGTTAAGTCTTTAAGTGATTTTTTATCTAACGCCTTTTTACGTTCAACTAACTTTTCTAATTTACTTATAACATTATCTATACTGACACAGGTATGTGATGGTATTTTAGGCGCCTTTTTTTTTAAAGACGTAAGTGTAAGTTTCTTAGGCGGTTTAGGCATAAGTGTAAGTCCTTTAGTAAGTCCTCTTGTGGGTTTTCTACAATGTTCGGAAAGTAAAATATAAGATTATATACAACTATATTTATATAAAAACCGCACAGTTAACATCAGATAAGACTCGAAGTTTTGCGAAAAATTTTTATACAGAAAACGATTCACCACAGCCACAACTGCTTTTACTATTAGGATTACTAAAACGAAACTCGGCCTTAAAATCGTCTTCAACGTAATCTAACGTAGAGCCTAATAAGTACAATTCAAACATTCTATCAATGACTAATACTTCTTTGATTACCACATCAGTACGAGTTATATTGTCCTTATTTGTGTAAGACCAGTCATATTCAAAACCTGCACATCCACCACCCTTAATAGATAAACGTACATAGTCTTTGTTCTTGGTTGCTGAAAGAAACGATAACCTTGATATTGCTTTATCTGTAAGTTTTAACATATGTAGTATTTGCTACTCTAGCACCTTTCCTCTGGGACTCAACATAACTATGTATAAAAGTATTAACCTTCAAAACTCACCCTTGACTGTAACGTTAGGATTTTCTTTGCATTTCTCTAATGCGGCTTGTTTGTTATCTATATCTATATTGTCTATATCACATCCAACCGACAGTTTGACACAGCCGACTAATAACACAAAAAATAGCACGAAAAAAATTTGTCTATAGAAGACTATGAAAAGACCTTGAGTTTGACGGCCGTCAGTTAACATTAAAATTTATTAGACTTGCGAAGATTTTTTTGAGCAGGTAAATACTGTAAATTAGATATAGTATGTAAACCTGAAACATTTTTACCATTTAAAGGCACAATATGGTCAACGTGATAATCTTTAGGCCTATTTTTATAAAACTCAATGATAGATTGTTTATCTTTAAAAACAGTACGCTGACGTAAACGTTTAGCATTAATACCATTTCGTTCTTTGTATTTACCTTGATAATATTCTCTTTGATAGGCTTTTATTTCTTCTTTGTTTTGTAATTGATAGTTTCTTTGATAATCTTTGTTAAAGTATTTTCTATTTTTAATAGTAGCACATTTAACACATTCAGATGAAGAATAAACCTTACCATTAACGTGTTTGTATTTCTTAGGCCTTCTTATTCTACTAAAACACTTACCACACTTGGATGCGGCCAGATACCACTTACTTTTGTTAAACTTCTTCATATAAGTATTTATAACTTTTATTGAAAGATTATGGAGTAATTTTAGCAGACAAAAAATTTTTGAAATTAAAAGGATGGGTTTATGCTTATATATCTGTTTTAAAAGTAATAGTGTTATAGATTACAAAGGCCAGCCTAGTTTTAATAGTTGTTATTATAGCGACAGTTAGGCCAAATCCTTAATTGTCATACGACAGATAGGCCTAACTCTTATCTGTCTTTAGTTATGGTCAATTGGGTTACCGTATGTGTGATACTCACCTGACGCACTTCTTGTGGTCGTCTTAAATGAGGTTTCTTCAATAACACCTAATACTTTGACCTTATAATCTCCACCGACTAATAGATTGTAATCCCCACCTATATTCATATTCATATTGCCTTCAATTGTTTGTAAATTAATGTCACCTTTATCGACTTGTATATTGACGTTTGCGTTTGGTCCAACTTGTATATCATAGGAATTATTTGCAGCACCATCGGTATTAAGAAATATCTTATAACGGCCGCCTACTGTGACATCTTTGTCGCCCTTAATGTATATCTTTGAATCCACTTCGGTAATGTTATAGTCAGAGTCTTTGATTATGGTCGTTCTTGTACCTTCATTCGTAATCTCGGTTTCTGTACCACTTGCGTGATATTCTAATATTCTACGAGCATTGGGTGTATCGTCATATTCTCGTATGTGGCCGCTTTCTGTTTCCATAACGTGATTGTAAGGATATTTAGCAGCGTATGTGTTTTCGGGTTGAGACCAAAGGTCACCATCTGAACCACCTGTAATCTGCGGTGCAGCGTCAGCCGTAACTAAAGAAATAATGTTGGCCGTAGGAATACCTGTAATTCTTGTAAGTTTACGAAATTCAACTATCGGTATAATTTCATCATTGACGGCCAGTCTATTGGTATCAGGTTCATTTTTGTAACGAGGATACACACCATTGGGATCAGAAAAACCTAGACCTCTTTGTAATTGCTCTGCGCCTGTGTAAGTAGGCCGCCCAGGTAATGCCCCAAGTATTACAGGTTCTTGTGCATACTTACCATCTCTAAAGAAACCTAATACCCACGAACCTTCTACAAGTCCTAATGGCGTCTGGCCGATGCCTGATATGCCTGATGAAGTAATAGGTAACAAAGGATGAGACCAAGGCAAATCTGAAGTAGGCAATAACTTCTTATCATCTGTGTGAAAACCTAGACAACGTACTCGAACACGGCCAAGTTTGTCGGGATCTTGTCGGTCTTCTACAACACCTACAAACCAAAGAAACCCATCTCTGCCCATAAAATCTGAATACTGTTCCATAATTTCTCCTAGTGTGCCTTAAAAATTCCCATAAATGACCGTATTTAATCCTGTCAAGCTATTATATTTATCCGTATTTAAACAATCTGCGTAGGCATCCGCGGTGCGAAGCACTAGACCAGGCCTTACATTGTTCTTTCCTTTGTAATTCTTTGGATCATAGAAGGTATCTTGTTCATACATCTGCTCATTATAGTCATATTCTTGCAATAATCCAGCGTTATATAGTGGAATGTCTTTTATCATTGTGTTCAAATTGTCTTTGATCCTTTAGATTATATAATTGTTAGTTTTATTCTTACATTCTTTGTACATTTGCTCTACATGAACCTTACATAGGGCCGCTATAGGGTTGTTCTGGAAAAAATTTTTCAAAACTCGCAATAAACTTTGAGGATATTCAATGTTTTTCATCTTTAGAATTTAAATATAGACTTTACAAAAGAGGTTGCTCTGCCTACTGATTGTTTAAACACCATATTTGCTGATTGTACAAAGGCATTGTTTTTAATAGCGTTTGATATATAGTTAATACCCTTTGATAAACCTAGTTGTTTTATACCTTCTATACTTGTTGGTAGATTAGGTAATGAGATACCACTTGCGTTTTTAATGATATTAGTTATTGCTGACCTAGATTCTGCAACTTTATCACTTATTGCGGCGATGTACTTGTTTTGTTTAACTCGATTAGTTGTACTGTTTACCACGGCATTTACTGCTTTATTTTGGGCATCCGTCAATGTACTTGCATTAAACCCTAATCTGTCAATAACGTCCTCTACCGTCTGTATTTGACTGCTAGGCACTTTTGTTCGTAATTCTTTATAATTTTGTTTTGTTCCATCAGGTAATTCAATAAATGCCTTTGTTGTATCAATCGGTTGAAAGGTATCAGTAGAAATAGCACTTGAAATTGTATTAATAACTTTTGATGAGTATTCAGGAAAGTCATAAACAGGTAAGTCCTGATATGTTGAATATACATCTCGTTCAACAACAATTGACATACGGTGTTTATAAGTATTCATCTCAACGGTATGATTGACAGCCTTGACAAGATAACGACCTGTTAACATAGGATTAACGTTTTCTGGATTTTTATCTAATTCTGCTTCTTCTAAAAACTCTGGATAATCTACCCATACTAAATCACCTGCTGATACGGTAAAATTACCAGGTGCTTCAATAGTAATTGAAATATATCTGGACGTGTCAATACTGTTAGTGTAATCTGCTGTAATTCTAGCAGCATCACCAGTCGTTATGTTTTCGTGTAATTTACTGGTATCAGGTACAACTCTTATACGAGAGTCAAAATAGTCTGAATACTTGGCACGATTATTGGTTTTACCTAATACGGTGTTGTTTAAATTGTCTATGACCTTTTTATTTTTTAAACCATAATTACTATCGTCAGCACTATGGTCATCATCTAATTCAACAGGTGATGGTGGCATAATACCGTGATATGAAGATGGATTAATATTTTCAATATGTAATCTTCTATAATACTGTTCAGTATAGGATGTCTTAATTGTGTTGTAAGTTTTAGTGTACATATCATGGGATATGGTCTTACTTGCAAAGTGTCCTAAACGTGATGACAATACCGTATCAAATACAGTATTAAATTTAAACCCATATGGTTTTTGTAATGCTTGTATGTAATTTGTATTTGTACCATCAAATGCGGCCTGACCTGCCTGTCTTAAATCATAGTAAGCAATAAACGGTCTTACTTCATTGTCGTTAGTTGCCGTACGATATAAACCTTCCATACATCTAAAATGAAAACCTCTTTTGTTTTCAAAAAACTTGTAACCAGCAGACTTAAATGATTTTGGTTCTGCCATACTTGCTAACATATTTACAGCATCAACTGGTCTTAAATTAGGAAATGTAATCTTATCATTACCTTTAGTTTCATCTACAATACAAACCTTTTTACTGTTTAGATATGATTTACTTTTAACTAACTTGTCAACCATTTCACCGTAGGTGCCACTTAATGTTTGTGATACCTTAACTCTTTGATTACGACTTAATTCTACAGACGCAAACGATAGCATTATTGCTTGTGCGTTTTGTGATTGTTTAATTGCTTGGGATTTGTAAACGTGTAGTCTATGATTAGTAAAATCTATTTCTTCATCACCATCGTTATCTATAGGTGTTCTTGCTTTAAACTCTAAAAACTCTTGTCCGATAATAGGAAACTTTGTATGTAAACCTTTTGTATCATTTAATAACAATTCACCTGTAATAAAATTGTTATCAATACTTTCATAAATGGTAAATGTAGCAGTAATATCAGTTATATCAGCAACAGGACCATCTACGCCTCTATAACTGTATAATAGAATTTGACCAACTCGTACATCACCTTGTACACGATAAAAGTTATTATCATATTCTATTGTATCTTTATCTTGGTGTATATTTGGCATAGGTCATATTGTTAAGAACCCATAAGTGATGTAAATTCATTTACAAATAAATTTAAAAACTCTGGTTTTAAAAGTCTTATGGTTCTTTTTTTCAATTGTTCTCTTTGTTCATATTCATAGTTTGTTACAGATGTAGCACCAGATGTACCACTTGATACTTGTATCTTGTGTGAATTATCACTTGAAGTAGTTAAACCACTTTCTTGGTCTATTTCATAATGATGAACACCATTTGGATTTGAATACTTGTCATTTACATATTGTTCAAACTGTACATTGTCTAACGGCCAATCGTAAAATCTATCTTTAATATTATTAAACAATAAAATAACCCAATAGTATTGTTGGTCGCCATAAATCTGTTCAGACATAATTTCTGGTGTTTCACCATTTTGTACTTCTACCTCATCAAATAATGATAGAGAGTCTTTTAATCCATTTTTTAATTTAACACGTCTTAATATATTTGTAACCACTTTAGGGTTACCGTCACCCACAGCATCATAGTAAATTTTTGGATAATAATTAAAATACTTTGGCATTATCTATCTCTTAAATTTGTTAAATCTTTAAATCTGTTTTTCTCTATTAGTTCTAATTCTCTAAATGTTAAAACTAATTCTGTTGTTACTGGACTACCATCTTTATGAGTTGAAAATTTATCACCACCATATGTCACCTGTACACTTTGTAAAGCACATAAACCAACCACATCAATAAATTTATTTGGTTTATCTTTGTAATAAAATCTCATAACAAATTCTTCAGGTAAATTATATTCAGCAATAGATGTATTTAAATTAGACGTAGATTGAGGTAAAGCGTGATACTTAAATGTTTCGCATATCTCTTTTACCAATTGTGATTCAGAAGCATTTCTTGGTGTAAATTTAAATGTAAAGTTAAATGTTCTATAATCTATTCCTTCAAATAATACGTCTTTATAAGCAGCAGGTGCTGTATTTGATGTTCTTTGTGCAATTGCTCTGGGTGTAGAAGGTAAAAATCTTTGTAAAAGTCCTAAATCGTCAAGTGTTGCTGTAAATCCTCCTTCTTTAAAATTTTTCCTTGCTTCAAGTAAACTACCTGTTATATTACCAATATCTACTTCACCGTAATTAATTGTAGATGTAAATCCAATTGTTTGTGGCATATATAAAGCAATTGTTTTAATTACATTTCTTCTTGCTAAATTTGTTAAACCATCTCCTAAAAATCTTGTATTGCCTTGTATAATTCCTTGAGCTCCACCAGCACCAATTCTACTTGCTGATGTTGGTCCTTGTTGATTACTTGGCATTCTTTGTATAATGTCAAATACAACAAAGTGTTGTTGGTCTGCGGCCTGTTCTGGATAAACTAACAGATTTGATGATTTTTTAAATGATTGTGATTCTCTATTTAATCTATTAACATCTCTTAAATTTCTTCTATTAGCAAGACTACTACCTGCTGGTTTAGAACCATTGAATATTCTGTTTACAAAATTGTTATTTGACATAGTAATATTTATCTTAATCCTTTAGGTTAATATGAATTAGTAATTATTGGATCATTATTAATTGGACTTAATGGTACATCACTTGACACATTTTTAGTGCTACTGTTATCAATATTGTTTACAACGTTGTTTGAATTAGTCAAGTTATTATTAATAGTATTAATACCTGTTGCCACATCTTTATCTAAATTGGTTGCTATAATTTCATCTGCTTTTGCTGTTGATGGTATATTTGTCATTATATCGCTACCGTCTTCAGAAAATGTACTAGCCGATGGTATATTTTGCATATCTTGTATTTTTTCTGATTCAGTTCTTTTACCAAGCAAAACTCTAGCAGTTTTTTTTGCGTCTAAAGTACCAAATGTAAATGACTCTGCTGCCTTTGAAACACCTGCTGCTAATCTTTCTAAAAATCCTACTTCTTCATCTGGTGCAACATCTAATATTTCTTTTGCGTCAACTGTAGCACCTGATACTAAATCATAACCTGCAATAATAGGTGCCAACCAAGGCACTTTGCCAAGAAAACCTTTTGCACCTGTTTTTATAACTTTAGTTGCTTTTGATATTCTATTTGCTTTGTTTGTTTTAGGTGTTTTTTTAGTTTCTTTTGTATCAGCGTCAGCGCCTTTTAAATTTTGTCCTCCAGTTCCTTTAGTTGAATAATTTTTTAAAAAGTCACCACCAAATTTACCTAAACCAAATGTTTTTAATACATTACCGAAAAATCCTGCAAGTCGTTTTCTAAATGCAAATGCTATACCACCAGCACCTACTTTAAGTGCATCATCGCCATATTCTGAAACAACATTTTTGGCAGTATCTATTATACCACCGTCTTTTTTACCACCTAATAATTCGTTAGTTTCTAATTGTGCTTCTAATAATTTTTCAAGTATTGATTTTGTTTCACCATATTGTTTATCAGACTCTCTTTCTTCCTCAACCATTGTTTCTCTATCAATGGATGGCATAATAGGACCACCTGTAAATACTTGCTCAAAAGCGCCTTTTTTTGCTAATTCTTCTCTACGAGCACCAGTACCTTCTTCAGGACCACCAAAGAAGTCTTGCTCAGCAGTTGATATACCACCACCTGTTTTTCTACCACCTTTAATAATTGCCCTTCTAGTTCTTTGTTGTTGTCTTTCTGCCTGTTCTTTTCTTTGTTCAATTCTAGCAGCAAAATCAGCAACAGGGCCTGGTGCGTATCTTTGTAATAATTTAAGTGGTGTAAATTGTTTTAAAAAGTCTTTTACACCAAATTTTAATCTTGTTGTTACACCTAATAGGTCTTTTAATCTTTCGTTTACATTACCTACCAGATTTGTAACAACAGTTGATTCTTTTTCTGTTAAACCTGCTTTTGGTAGATTTTGTAAAAACTGTGAAGTGACTTTTTGAAAGTCATTCATTTCATCAAAACCTAAATCTCTTAAACCGTCTAATGCTAAACCATAATCGAAAATATAATCCCTTACAGGTTTTCTGATTTGTTCTTTTTGCATTGACTCATCTGTGTAATTATAACCCTTTCTTACACGGTCAAAATAATTGACCATAGTTTCACCAAAGATGTAACTGTCACCTTCTTCTTTAAACTTTTTCTTTTGTTTTGATAAGATGGTGCCAAACTCTTTTTGACGTAACTGTCCTATTTTAGGTCTAAAGGTTTCTTTTGCCTGTTTACCTTCTACCTGTTTTTCAGGTTCAGTATCAAAGTTAATCTTTGATTTTCTTACTTTTGGTCCTTTTGGTGCTTTTGCCATTGTTTATTATTTCTGTGTTTCTATTTTAGATGGTTTGCCATTTACATATAAACCAAACCAAGCAGCACCTGCCCCTACAACTACAGATACAAAACCTGCCTGTGCATTATTGGGTTCTGGTAATGCCATAAACCATTGCATTGTCATATAAAAAGCATATCCATACAACAACATAAAAATTCTTGGTATTAGTCTCCAGTTTGACATAAATTGTGGTATCTCACATTTTAAAAAATACCATACATTTTTAACTATGTTTTTTCCTGTGTCTATCATCACTTGTTCCTTTTTTGTTCTTCTATTCTTTGTTTTTCTTCTCTTAAATACTGTAACAGCATTTCAATATAAATTTCCCTCTCCCACGGTATCATATCTTCTAATTCTGTTAAAGAATACTTGTGATGATGTATTAATGCAAAATTAGTTCGGTAGATATTCTCCAGGCTCTCATGTGAGAGGGTTATTGAAAAAAATCAGCCGCACCTTTTATTTCAAACTCAAATTCTTTACCAGACTTCGGGTTCTTATATTTTATAGTATGTTCAATTTGAGGCAGTTCTTCAAAAAACTTACTAATCTTTTTAAACTGACTCATTGTCAAATTATTTACAAATTCTTCCAATTCAGATACTTCTATATCTGTTCGGTCAAATATTTCGTCACCATTGTAAACCGATTGAATACAATCTTTTACTAAACTATAAGTTAATTCTGAAATAGACTTTTTATTTCCTACTTCACTTATAGTTGGCAACTTCATAATAACACCATAACCTGGTTCAAACTCAATCTTTGTTTCAACTTGTTTATTTAAATTAGGTTTAATGTCATCTATTTTTAAAGTGTAATCTACGACAACTTGTTCATCATCTGGACACTTTAATTTCAAATCAACACTTTCACCTACTGACTTTGCTCTTATATTTAACCATAACCATTCAAAGTCATAAAATGGTATCTTGGTTATATCTGTATTTGAAACAACACAAGATTGTACAATGTTAACAAATGCTTTTGTAATTTCATTGTCATCCCTTGTTTCAATTGCCATTAATAGTATTTTTTCTTCTCTTACTAAAAATGGTCTATATCTTACCGTAACATCATTTGAAAGTTTCAAATCATATTCAGGCACTTTTGTTAATGGTAAACTCATTATTACTCCTATAATTTAATATAATATATCTCGTATAATTTTTGGGTCTGGTAGACCTTTAGGGAATACACGACCTCCCGTTACTCTACCTATCGGTAAATCTCTCCTTACTTTTTCGTAAACTTGTCTTCCTACGGATTTAACAACACCACCTAAACCAAATGGTAAGTTATCAAGGAAACTACTTTCACCATAAATTTGTGTTTGTCTTCTATAACGATTTTGGTCTATTTCAATATTATTAAAGTTTGATTTTACAACATTTTCTGTAACAGACGCCCAATATCTATATTTAAATGTAACATCAACTTTAACTAATGCGTCTTTTGAACCATAACTTAATTGTTGAGATGAAATAGATTTAGGATAAACTTCATAACATTGTAATTGATAAGCAGACTCGTTAGTACCAACTAATGCTCTTAACTCATCTGTGGTTAAACTAGCACTGCCATACTGTAATAATGTATCAGCAAATGATTTCTTTAATGGTGTAATTGTAATTTTACAAGGTGCAGCATAGTCATCATAGTAACCTGCGTCATATGAAATAGGATCAATTACCATATTTTGCCACGCCTCAAAATAAACTCTCTCATCAAAATCAACACCTGTGTAAAACGATAAGGTCATCTCATCAAACGAAACGTTTTTACCAAATGACCTACTTGGTCCATAATATTGTTCGTTTACATCATCTGTTATAGTTCTACCAGGCATTGATACATCACTACAAAATAAATCTAATCTTAACTGTAATGATTGTTTTAAACCATCTGCTAAACGTGAAAAATTACCAAATCTATTTTCTTTCTCATCAACATTTAATTTATAACCTCTTTCAATTAAATCTGTTGTAATAGAATTTGGTCCATCTATTGTTACAATAAATTGAGTGGGTCTTGCCAAACCTTCAGCAGATTGTATGCCTGACCTAAATCTGTTAAGTATTGAGTTTTGATTAGTTGACTTATTAGCATAACCTGCTTTAGCGGCCGCATCCTGTCTATCATAATGAGCACGTGATGGTGGTATACCAATTCGTATATCTAAATCACCTATTTTTTTTCCTATACTAATTAATGACATTAAATAAATCTCCTACTGTCTGAATAAACTTGTGCTTCACTTGCCTTTTTAAATCTTTGTACAGGTAAGTATATCGCTGTTGCGGACTCATCTGCATTTATTCTTAAAAATCCTGTTTGTACATATGAATACAAATACTTTTTAATTGTTGGTTTTACAATCTTTATATTTTTTACATCATCATAAGTTACATCAAATTTTGTTTTACTATCAAACCGTTGATCTGTAGCAGTTGCCTGCATACGTTCTAATAGTCTAAATCTTAACAAAGGTGGTAGATAGTGAAAGTTCATACCCATAAATCCACCTGATATTGGTTCTAATGGCAAGACTAAAGGAAATATATCGTAGTACGGTAAAGTCTTTCTAAATTTAGGGTTATACCCAAATAAGTTCAATCGTCCTACACTAGGTCTACCGTTAAGTTTACCTTGTCTGAATAATTGACCTGCTGTAGTACCACTAGCAATCTTATTTACTTGTGTTCTATACCACGTAGCCGATTTATCTGTATCGCCTGCTTTTTGTTTGATTGTATCAAATACGCTTGCCATACTACTATTTATGACAATTTTAGAAGAATTTTACGTGCTTTTCAGTTATAATCTTAAATGTAATATTTCGTTTTTTGCACCAAGCAAATGCAGCATTCCATTTACATTTGTTTACTTCATATGTGTAAAGTGCTTTTTTATATGTACTTGTTGATCTAGAGCCTTCTTTTAATACAGGTTTTCTAGTTTGTGTGTGTGGTTTTATTTCTATTAGATATTTTTCAAAACTCTTATTTGGCAATTGTTTTACTATTATAAAATCTGGATAATATGTTTTTCTTTTGTCAAAAACTATGTAAGGTATTTTTATTTCTTCACTACCCCATTTTACTATTGTTTTTTCTTTATCACAATATTTCATAAAGGCTAATTCCCAACTGGATCTGAAAAATACATTGTTTACATCACCAATATATTTTTGCCTGTTTAAAGGTCTAAAACGACCTTTGTAAGCTTGTCTTCTTGGTTCTATTTTTGGAAATCTCTTAAACGTTTTTCTTTTCTCTAACATTTGTTCTTTTAAGTTTTTTTATCTGTTCAACTGTGATTAAACCATCACCTTCATTGTTGTGTCTAAAATATGGCATACCACCCAATAGTTTTATTTTTTCTTCAGTAGATATTATATCAGAATTATTATTTTTTGATTTATAATAATATAAATTATTATCAATTGACCCAAACCATTTCTTTTGAAAATTATAATAATCCTGATTTCTTTTTATAACTTGTTTTTCAATTGTATTATTTTCTAACACACCAGAATTTATAATAACATATATTTGTAGTTTATGTCTTTCATCTATAGGTAACTTTTTAACATATTGTCTATATTTTTCACCAATGTCAGATAAAGCTTTTGTTACTATAGAAGCTGATACATTTACATATTTTGTATATTTTGTATCTACATAACCTTGTGTTCTCATCCAACGAAGTCTATTTGCTTCTTTTGACCAATTTCTAGGAATAATATTATTTTTAGATTTTCTTTTAGATTTTAGTCTATCTATAAAAATGTTTTTAGCTCTTTCGTATTCTGATGGTTTAAAGTAATAATTACCTACCATAAATTTTAATTTTTCATCTGCACTATCTTGTAAAACATTATATCCTTCGTTAGTGTTTAAATCACCATTCATTTTACCTATTTGATATAGTTCATATAGTGAATTTGCATAGTCTTCAGCTGTACTCGGACAACCTTTATCTTCTTGTGGATTTGTCATCTGACCAAGTAATATAAAAGCTTCTTTAGCGTCAACTTCTTTCATTTGTGAAAAATCATATAAATCGCATATTATATCATTTACGTCATTTTTTTTAACCGCATATATTCTTCCATTACCAGTTGCTACGTGTAGATAGCCATCGGGCATTTCAGCAAAAACTGGAGGTAGTAAATTCAATTTAAATCCTTGTTTTGATATTTTTTCTCTTAATAATTCTGCCTCAGGATTATCACCAACTATTCTGTGTTTTTGAGTTGTGTATCCATCTTTATCTTCGGTTACAATGTCGTCACCATTACCTTTTATTTTTAAAACTTTTCTACCTAAAAATTTACCTCCAAGTTTTAATCTTCTTTTATATTCGTGAGCATATGGTCCATGATCAAATGGACACAACTCTAATGATTTTTTAATAAATGGTTTAAATGATTTATGAACAGATAAATCAACAGCAATATCCTTATCAATATTACGTCCAATATCATTATTTAATTCTTCTTCAACTGTTTGTAATAATTTTGATGTTTTTAATACCATAGTAATATTATATTTTTATAGAGTGGGTAGCCCGAAGGCTACCCAATTGAGAAAGTGAGAGAGATAGATTAGGAATCATCCTCAGCAAGTTTACTAAAGTACGATAGATCGTCATCACTATCGTTGGATGATCCAACTTCCTCTACTGAATTGTTAGAAGACATTGGCACGCTATCACTAGCAGGTGGGAGGTCAATATCTTCAACTGACTCAGTACTTCTTTGTCCAGTAAGTGTCTTATTCAGTTTCTCTTTGAGTTCCTCATAAGATTTAAAATTACTTGGATCAATGAAGGGCTTTAGAGCATATTGAGATTTCCATATTTTGTCAATCTCCTCATCAGTAGGTTTTAATCTACTAATCGGCTCAAATTCTGATTTATCATAATTCCAATAGCCGTCAACTTTTCTGATTTTTAATTTAAAGTTTGCACCTTCCCAAAAATCAAATGGGTTAACTGCTTTTTCATCTTCAAACGCTGGGTTCATTGCTTCAGTAATCTTATCAAATATTTTCTTACCAAACTTGAATAGAAATACTTTGCCTTCGTTTTCAGGATGTTTAGGATCGCTAACTACTAAAATATTAGAATAGTATTGTAACTTTCTTTTTCTTTTTCTAGCAATTTCTTTATCGGCTTCTATGCCTGTATTCCACAACCTTGTATTTTCTTCACTAACAGGATCCTTTTTGTTAAGTGTAGTTAAAGAGTTTTCAATATACCATTGACCACCTGGTCCTTGAAAGGCGTGATGCCAAACTCTTTGCCATGGCATATCTTCACCTTCAATAGCAGGTAAAAATCTGATTACAGCGTAACCATTGCCAGACTTATCAAGTTCAGGTTTCCATAACCTATCGTCTTGGTATTTGTTTTTCTTTTCGGGTTGTTCGATTGTATTTTCTAACTTCTTAGTTAGAGCATCAAAGTTTGACTTTGACTTTTTTAGGGCTTCTAATGCACTTGACATTGTATGTATCTCCTTGTATATATTGTTGTACGTATTAATTGTATTAATGTAAGTATAATATTATTTATACTACTTTTTTCTACCATTAACATTTTTTTTTGTTTTTGATTGAAATAGTTTTGCTAGTCTTTCAAAAGCATTATCTATCAAATCACAAAATCTGTATATTATCTTATCAAACATAATCTCATTATAACAGATTTAACTCAATCTGTCAAGCAGCTGTGCTTGATCAATATATTCTAAATTGATGTCCTCTTGTGCTGTAAATACGTCTATTTTACGGTTTGTAGGACTATCGTTTAATTCTTTATTTACTTTAAAAAACTTAATTTTAGGGTTTAACTCCATTAGTCTTTTCCATTGTAACTCCCAATTACCTGATGGTGTAGGTTCAAATTCTGAAGCAACGTAATTGTGTGTGCTTTTATAGATATTATTTACAGTATTGGTATCAGATACTAGGTCGTGGCCTATCATATAAACTTCATCTGGTTTTTCTAATTTAGTTGCTATGTAACCAGTTGTAGGTCCACAAGCCCAGCCATCATCTCTTCCATCTTCTTCACAATCTCTTATATCATATGCTTGATCTGGTTCTTTTATCCAAGAAACATAGACGTGTGAATTGTGTATATGTTTTTTTACTCGTTCTCTATCACCACCTTCTTCTTTTGCTTTTTTTAATATTGTAACAGCACCTTCTATTGTAGAACCGTGTGTAACAAACTCTTGTGAGTCGTCTTGTTCATTTGCCTTTATCAAATCAAATTCTTTCATATCTTTTAAATCTTGTATAGAAGCCATACCTTCAACAATACTTTGATATAACATTGTTGGTACTTTTGTCCATGCTCTAAAATAACAAGGTTTCTTTTGAGCAAAGCCACTATGATAAACTTCGTGTATCATACCACCGTCAACAGCTGTAAGCACATCAATTAAATCTGGATGATCTCTATAGATAGCATTACACCCATATAGTTTACCGTGAGGTTTTAAAAGACTTAAATCAAAATCTTTTCTACTTTCACCATTGCCAATTAAAAATACACGTTTCATCTTGTTATTAAATTATCAGGTTTATCTATAGGCATACCTGTTCTATCAAACCATTTATTTTTTACATTGTAAACATAGCCCAAAGAACCGTCTGATAGTTTGATTGATTTCTTATCAATCTTACCATCGTAGGTAGAACCATCTTTTAAAACTAATTCTAATGTGCCGTGTAGGTTTTGATAGATTCTATCAATTGTTTTATCACCATATTTGTTTGACTCTGGTATCATACAAACACCTCCTTCATAATAAATTTACATTTTGTTATATTGAAATTAACAAATGGTTTTAACTTGGTAATCTTAAATGACTTTTCAGGCCAGATAATAGTTTCGGTAATTTCTTTATCCCAATTTTTAACAAACGATAAAATCTTATCCAAGATGATGAATGTTTGTACTCCAATTTGTTCAGAAAGAAGTAACCGTAACAATCTCGGATGTTGGCCATTAGGTACACGGAACATATCATCAAAAGAAATCCTATCGCCATCAATGATATTACGAACCAATAAGCAATCATTTCTAAAATTGTAGGTAAGTGCTTGATTATACTTTTTCCACTTTGTATAATTAGTTTCTCCATCTGCTCTGACTAAGTTTCCTATCCACGTTTTTGAATTGTGAAAGAAGTTGCATACAAAATATTCTAGCATTTCTTCCTTATTATATTTAGTTGTAAGTTTATGAAAGAAAAATCTGTCATTACGTTTTAAAAATGTATTAAATGTTGAGTTAACTTTAGCATTGTGTTTATAAAAATCATAACTATCGGAAGTAAAGTGTAGTTTAATAGCCAAGTATAGTGTATAAGCTTCATAGCTGTTCATATAGGTAAAACTGCTGTACTTGATTTTTCAACCAAGTTAAGTTTTTCTGCTTCTTCTTTTATTTTTTCTTTGAGAGATTTATTTACAAGAGGACCTATAGATGATGGATCTATATCGTTTTTTTCACAATAACTTACAACTGCGTCCATATAAGTTATCTTTTTTTCTTTAACAATGCCCTCTATTATAAGACTAAACTTTTTACTATTCATTAAATTCATAATATTATTATAACACTTTATATTAAAATTGTCAAGCCTGTGTTCTGTTACTAGGTCACAGGCAACCCTTAACTGCTTATGCAGCCATAGCTAAATTGTTAGCATTTATGATTTGATAGTAGGTTATCAGCCATTAAACTCCAGTATGTTTTAACTGCGAATCGAT